GCCAAGTCCGATGGCCACGAGCCCGAGATAAATCAACTGCGGCAGTATCGACTTCATTTTAGTCCTTTCGGATTACTTTTTAGTCCATGCTCCAACTCATCCAGCCGAGCCAGCGCCTCGTTCACGTCATAGGGCACCTCTGCTGGGTCCGCCCACCTAGCCCACTCGCGCGCGGCCACCGCCACGGCTTCGAGACGAGCTAGGCGTTCCTCATGCGCGCAAAGGCTGCACGGGCGCCCATACCCTACGTAGTCGCTGTGTTGCTCGCATAGGGTGACCTTGCTCCAGTCCAGGGGCGCCCCCACCGGGCACTCTGCAGTTTCCTTGTCGCGGAAAAACTTGCGGACTACCTCGTCCTGGTCGAGCAGGTGCCATCCGTTCGGCGCGCATACCGCGCAGTAGATGAGTCGCTTCTGGATGTGCTCGGGTATCTCGTCACTCATTTGCGCTTACCCGAGCCCTTCGCCGCCTTCGCCTTGCGCCGTCGCACAGGCTCGCTCACCTTGCAGATTTGGCACTCTGGCTGCTCGCGCATCTCCTGGAAGCGCACCCACCGCCCGTCGCGCCCCTCCTTGTCCCAGCCAAGCACGTCCCACCGGCCCTGCTTGGCGTTCCATGCGAGCGTAATCTCATTCAGCTTCCGCGGCATCACCCCTCCTCTCGCTCGTCCGCGCAAATCCTGCGCAGCACCTCATCGGCCCACTCGTGTTTCTTGTCGCCAGGACTTGCTGGGCCGGCGTCAGCTATGCGCCGGAGCGTCTTCTCAAACTCCCAGCAGCAGGACAGCCTGCTCTCGTCCTCGCGCCGAAACAGCTCCAACTCATCGAGCGCGCGCAGCAGCTCCTGGGCGAAGTCCCTAGCCATCGTAATGGCGCCACGGCCCATCCCAAGGAAATGGTCGCGCTTCGCTTCTCCGGGAAGCATCTCGCAACCCTCGTCATAGTCCTGCACCCATTTGGCGGCGAGTTCGCGCAACGTCTTGTCAGGACTCATCGCCGACCTCCTCATCACCGAGTCGGCGCATCTCGTTCGCCCTGGCAAGCATGCCGTACTGCTCAAAGTTCGCGACGGCATCCGCCCGCGCCTGCTCGTACCCCGCGAGCCATCCCCGCCAGTGCGCGCCCCACTCGGGCGAGGACGCGCCGTACTCGTGAGTCTTTGAGTCTTCGTTCGTTGCCAACTCAGCCAGCTTCATCTTGCGCGTCGGTCGAGTCACGCGCGCACCCGCACGAGCCAAATGTCATACGGGCCATCGCCCATGCGGCCAGTCTTGACGAACTCCACTTCCCGCGCGCCCAAGTGCTTCTTGACCAACTCCTCCACGCGCGGACGCTCGTCCTCGTGAAACAGGTTGGCCAAGGTGCCGTCCGGGTAGCGTGTAAACGTGGATTGGAACTCGTCCGATAGTGCCTCTAGTTTCGGGTCCGTCATCCTTCACCTCTCGCGCGGATTCGCGCCGTCGTGCCAATGGGCCACCGGGCCTTCTCGTACTCCTCCACAAGCTGAGCCAGCCACTTGAGGTGCCGCCCGTCTGGTGAGTCAGCCGGGGGGTCTCCCTGGACCAATTCTTCCACTCGCGCCAGCAGCGCAGCGTGGAGCCTGTCGCCTGGCTCGACCGCTTGCGCGAGCGCCGCCTCGTACCCAGCGAGCCATCCCCGCCAGTGCGCGCCCCACTCAGGCGATGTGGCGGCGTACTCGTGCGCCCGTGAGTCCTCATTCGTTGCTAGCTCGGCCCGTTCCCGACGAGTCACGCGCGCACCCGTCGCCAGAACTCGCGGTCACGCCAACGCCACTCACATAGCGCCACCGGAGGCAGGAAACCCCACATGGCATGCTCTTGCCAAATCCACTTGTTGAGGTTGAGCGATACCTCGCCGTCGCGGCGTACTTTGAGGTGCCAATAGAGCAGTCTGACGTTCAGAACGGAATCACTCATCCTTCACCTCTCGCGCGGATTCGCGCCGTCTCACAGTTGCAGGACGACCACTCGGGGTCGCGCTTGCCGATGAACATAAAATCCCAGTCTGGACATAGGTGCGCGCCCACGTAGCTTGAGCGAATCTCCCGCCACAGCGACCGTTCGGCATCGGCAACCGCTTGCGCGAGCGCCGTCGTGATGGCCTCAACCTGTTCGGACAGGTCACCCCAGCCAAAGTACTTGCCGAGCGCGACGGCCGTCTCCCGATGCGAACTCATCGGCTCGGCTCCTTGGCGTCGTCCTCGGTGAAAATCATGTCGAGCAGGTACATCAGCGTCTCGCCATTGTCCCCGTCACCCCCGGTCTTCCAGTCGAAGAACCCGTTGAGATACTTCCAGTCGTACGCATCCAGCTTCTTCATGAGCGCCACCGAACGTGGATGATGCGATATGCCCTGCTCCCATCGCTGAGTTGGTGTCAGCACTTCATGCTCCATCGGTGCCACCCTTCGGTTCGTTGCCAATCATCGTCTCGCATCGGGCGAGCGCCGAGCACAGGTCGCAGGGCCGGTCCTCAGACATCCACTCGTCGCACACGCATCCGCTCACAAGAGTCGTCCTCATCTCATCGACGAGCGCGAGCAGGCGCCGCACGTCTGCAATAGCCGCGGGCCACTCAACCGACTCGGCAAACGGATACGGCATGTACTCGGCGTCGGCGCGACGGCGGCACTCGTGCAAGAATTGGTCGAGCTGAGTCATTTGTTGCGCTCCTTCAGGATGATTTCGCACCAGCGTTTGAGCCGCCGGATGTCCTTGTACGGCACCTCACCCAGCCAAACGCGGGCGTCCCCGATGCAGATGTCGCCATGGATAAACGGTGGTGCGAATCGTTTTCGGTCGCCGCGGGGCCAGTTGCCCAAGTAGAGGACGGCCTTGTCACGAGCGCCCTTCAGCTCGATGTGTTTCACTTGCCATCTCCTTCGCCCTTGCCCGGGCTCGCCAACTCAGTGCGAGCGCGGCACTCGCCGAGGTAGCGGTCGAGCGCGCTCATTTGCGCTCTCGAATCTGCCGCAGCTTGAAGTAGCGCATAAGGAGCCGATGGACCTCGCTCTCTAGCTCGTCACGATGCTTCTTCGCCTCTTGTCGTCGCAGATAGCTCACGGTCTTCATGCGCACGCCAATCTCAACCTCCTGAACGTTTCCATCCACATCCTGCCCAACCCACTTGAATGCCTGTTTCATTTCGCCTTCTCTTTCTTCACATCATCGGCCAGCACTTCGCGAACTCGAACGGCCTCTGCCGGCGGCTCGTCCAAACTGGGTCTGTAGTCTCGTGGCATAACAAGCCACCCGCCCGTGCGCGGTGAACGCGCCAGCATCCACTCGCGCGCGACGGGCTTCGCCTTGGGCCGGAGGCGACGGAGCTGGCGCCGATGCAGCCGCCACTGCAAACCCTTCGCGTCACTCACGACGAACATGTCGTTACCGAGGAGCCCGAACACTGTGACCCGGTCGCCTTCCATCAGGCGCACGGCACTGTCTCGATGAGCGTAACCATAGGCATGCGCGATATCGCAAGCCCGGAGCGGGCGCTTCGGCGAGGGGGTCATGGGCGTGCCCTCCGGAACTCGACGACCCATACCCAGGGGTTGTCGATCCACGACTGAAGGCCGTAGAGCCGCTCCCAGGTGCTGGCGAAGTCCACGCGCGGAGGTGACTTGCAGAACTCCGTGTCGATCCCGCAACCCTCGGCGCGCGCGTCCTCCTCGCTGATCTCCTGCAGTCGCTCCACGCGGACGCCGGTGACTTCGAGGGTAAGGCGCGAGGCCCAGCGGGGCATGTGAATCGAGGGCTGCCATGTGATGTCCTGGGGCTGCGGGTCGTCGGCTCGGTACAACACCGGTCGCTCCTCGGGGGCGATCTCGCTGTGGTCCTTGAACGTCTCGCGGACCCAGAGCCGGTCGCCGGGCGCGCCGAAGGGGCAGTAGTTCGCGAGCGCGAATGCAGGACCCGCGGGGCCCGGGAAGAGTCCGTCCTCCGGCATCTTCGGCCACTCCAGGCACCAGCCGGGATCGCCGTCGCCCGTTGCCTCGTAACCCTGGTAGACATCCGGCTGCGGCTTCACCGGCCGCCGCGTCTGCGTCTTCGTCCCCGCTAGGATCGCGCGGACCATCTCGCCGCTGAATAGGATTGGCCGCTCGGTCATGCCCCAACCCACCTTTTCGCCTCATCCCGATACACGCACGGGTGCGGCCCCGGGCAGGTGCAGGCTCCCGTCGCTGCTGGCTCGTTGGGCTCAGCGAACGCCATCCGTTTGCGCAGGATGCTGTTCTCGCGCCTGACGTCAGCCAGTTCCTGCTCGAACCTCTTCGCCTTCGACCCGTAGAGCTCCACCAGGCGCCTGAGATACGCGGACTCGGCCCTCAGCTCGCGCTCGCGATCGGACTCGGGCGTTTCCCGAAACGTGGTTCTATCCAGACTCAACACGATTCCCCCCTCTCCGCCGTCCGCACCCGCTCGGTGACGACGACCTCGACGCGTGACTCGCCTTTTTTACACTTCATCTGTGTAACATCCCATCTCTCCAGAACTTTATGATCATCGTCAGCGAGGACGCCGCACTCGACGAGCCCGTCGACGAGCGGCTTCATCGACCCGACGGCGCCGTCCCAATCCAGGAAGCGCCAATGGAAGCGCGTGAGCTTGATGTCGGCGCACGTCAGCGGCACTGGGGGGCGGCGTCCGATCGTTGAGGTGAACACATTCAGCTTCACGCTCTTGAAGTACGCGTTCCTCGGTTTGTAGTGATCCCGCATGTAGTCGTTCAGGCTGCGGAGGACGCCGTGGTAGGTGAATTCGAGGCGGTAGGTCATCCGGCGCCCCGTTTCGCGTTCGCAAGCGCACGCTCGATCGTTGCCCGGGACTTCACGCGCCGAGCTTGTTCGATGCACGCGGCGACCTCGGCGACGAATTCCTCGTCAGAGAGCTCGCGATCACCCCACCGCTTCCAGGCGAGAGCCCAGCGCCCGGGATCGGCTCGCTGAGCAACGAACGCGCCGGCCTCAAGCCCTTCGCAGGGGTCGCCGAAGCGGTCGCGCACGCCGAGCGCCGTCAGCATCTTCTCGACACGATCCAGGATGAGCGAAGCGCTCATACGAACCCCGCCTCGGCATAAACCGTCTCGTTCACGTTGAAGACGATCGTGCTCCCGACGTACCGCCCACGGCGTCGCATCTTGTTCAGCGTCAGCTCGCGATCGAACTTCCCGCGTTTCCCGGAGTCGACGTCTTCCTTGCGCGGGCGGTTGAACAGAAAAATGTTGTGCGCTTCCTGGACGGCCGTCGATGAACCCTTGATATCCCACTCGCTTTCCACGCGACCGCTCTGGTTACGCTTGTTCGCGTGCATCACCATGACGATGTGAACATCCAGCTGCTTGCAGAGCATGACGAGCTCGTGGGTGACGCGGTCCATCTCGATGACGGAGTCTTCGTTGCGCGTGACCTCCATGAAGAAGTTCAGGTTATCGATGAACGCGATCTTGCAGCCGTGGAGCTCCACCACGGTCCTGAGATCGTGAATCAGCTGCTCGACGGGGATGCGGTTCTCGTACAGAGAGAACTCAATCAGCCCGCTCTCCAGGAATCGGTCGGCGCGCATGTGCAGGCGGGCGAGGACGTCGGGGTGGGTCGGCTCGCCGGTGTTGACGTCGTACCCGGCGAACACCGAGAAGACGCGTTTCATGTAGTCGGTGTGCCCGGTCTCGACGCTCATCACGAAGTGTTTGATCCCGCCGCGCAGGAGCTGCGCGCTCATGTTCGCGAGGAACGTCGTCTTGCCTGTGCCCGTCGGCCCGCAGAAGATCGTGTACTCCCGGACGCGGAACCCTCCGGTCATCCGGTTCCACTCTTTCCACTCCGGGAGCTTCATCGAGGGCATCTCGGTGGCGAGCTCGGAGTACGCGTCAGCCAGCACCTGGCTCATGTTGAGCAGGCGCGGCTCCTGGAGCTCCGCCGGAGGGCGGCGAGGGTCACGCGGCGGCATCGGGGCCTCCGTCCGAGCTGCGCTTCAGGTCCGAGTGGAGCGCGACATGCGCCGCCGCCACGCCACCCGTTTCGGGGTCGGCCCAATCGCGCCACTCGCCCGCGAAGGTCGAGAAGAGTTTGACGAACCCGTTCGCGACGGTCTTGCTGCGCGAGTAGTTTGAAATCGCTTCGAGGAGGAGTGAGAGGTCTTCGGGGGTTCGGATCTCCTTGCGGAGAATTGCCATCCCCCGCGTCTTCCCCTCCTTGCGGGGATACTGCTTGTACGCCGCCTCTATCTCCGACTCCGTTGGTCTCCTCTCCTCGCTAGCCTCTTCGGAATCTGTGCTTGTCTGTCTGTCTGTCTGTCTGTCTGTAGGGCCCGTGTGCGTACCGGGCGCGGCCGTGGACGTAACGTGCGCGGGAAGTATTTGAAGTATCTGGAGTTCTGCCAGTTTTTCGATCGCCGAACGCACCTCGTTAGGTTTCAGTCGACGGATTCGCTCCGCATGCTCCAAATAGACGACTACATCGTCGCTGTATTTCTTCGACGCGAGGCAAAGGATGTAGAGGAACGCGACCATCTCGGCGTGCGAGAAGTCGAGGAACTGGGGGTCGTCCAGCAGCCCGTGGTCCAGGCGGAACCAGCTCGACGCCTTGACGTCCTTGCGCGGGTTGAAGTTGCGGAAGTTCAGGAGGCGGACCGCGATCGTTCCCTGTTTAACCTTCGACACCCATCACGCCCCCGGTTGCGATACTGCGTTGACTCGGCGCGCACACGGATACCGTCCCGGGGTATCCAGGCAGCCTACGAAAACCTACGAACGAGGGTGCGGGGAATCGGCGAAATTCCGCAAAAACTCGCGGAGCGCCGAGCCTGTGTAAAAACCCTGTCTTGGTGAGTGAATTAGTGAGAATCGCGCGGGAAAACCGTGGCGACCCCGGAGGGAATCGAACCCCCGACCTGATGCTTAGAAGAAAACTGAGACTCTCTCGAATATGCGGAAATTCCGCTATTGAAAAATTCCAGCCTACAAGTCGCCTACGAATCGAGGCCGCGTTAGAGGCGCCCATCAGCCGGCCACCTTTCGCATGACGCTCGCCTCGGCGACCGCGTACTTCTTCTCAATCATCTCCGCGGACGTGTCGCAGTACTTCCCGATGAAGGTGGACGCGAGGCCGGCCTTGAGGCGGTTGGTGATGAACGTGTCCCGGAGGTTGTAGATCGTCCACGTCTCACCGAGGTTCGCCATCGCCCGGTTCCACTGCGCGTTGTAATGCCGCATCGGCTCCGAGGGGTTGTGCGCCGAGGGGAATATCGGGCCGCCGTCCACGTACTCGGGCGTCCGGCGCTTCCGCATGAGACTAGCCAACGCTAGGGCGACCTTCGAGTTCATGGGGATGGTTCTGGCTCGCCCGGTCTTGGTGATCTCTCCCGGGATCGCGATCGTGTTCTCGCGCCAGTCGATCATGGAGAATCGGTACTGACACGCCTCCGAGGGTCTGGGCCCCTGGTGGTACATGATGAACGCGAGCAGCTTCACGTTCCCGCTGAGCTCCCCCTGGAGCCGAGCGAAATCCTTCGCGGTGAGGTAGCGCGGAGGCGCGGCAGGCGCGTCGAACGATCCGAGCTCGGGGACCGTCCGGATCATCCCCTCGGAGTGCGCGCGGTGCAGGCACTCCAGGAGCGCCTTCCGGGTGTTGTAGAGCTTCGTGCGCGCGCCCTTCTTCCGCTCAGCTTGGTCATACTCCTGCCAAACGCTCGGCGTGATCTGGCTCGGGTGCAGGTGCCCGAATGCCGGCACTACATGATTTTCGAGCTGGTGCCGGGCGCTGCGGTAGGTGTTCGCGCGCTTTCCTTCCTTCAGCGAGAGGATGGCGCGCGCGAGGTCGCGGATCAGGATTCGGCGCCCCGAGGGGAGGTGCCCGCCGAGCCAGGTGTTGAACGCCTCCAATCCGATGGCGTAGGCCCTCGCCGCGTTTGCCTCGGTCGCCGGGATGCCCGTGCTCTTGGTGAACTCCCCGCGCTTCGCTGACGAGTATTTCCGGAATACCCAGTTCGGCGACCAGTCGAGATTGTGGAGCTCGGGATAGCGCTTCGACTTCATCCCGTCGCCTTCTTCGACCAGTACTGATCCGAGTCGAGGAACGTGTTGCGCTCCAACCACTTCAGGAGCAGGTCCTCGCGGTATCGTACGGCGCCGCCGACCTTGGTAAAGGGGAGCGGATCGCGATGGGTTGAGGAGCGCATCTTCTGCAGCGTGCTCACGGACAGCCCGAACCACTCCGCGACCTCGATCTCGGAGAAGAGACGATACTTCGGCGTCATCGCAGCCCCCTCCCATGGGAAAGACGCGCGCAGAGGTTCGGAGTCCCCGCGCGCGCCCCCCGAAGGGCGAGGTAAGTGACGTTTAGGCTCGCCCCGTGGTTCATCGGTCTCAGCCCGCCTTCGACGCCGTCGTCCCCGCGCCGGTCACGACAGAGGTCGGGACGCGGGAGAGGGCCTCGTTCAGGTTCAGCATCTTCAGCGCCGTCTCCAGCGAGCCGATCGCCAGGATAACGGCGGTCGTCTGCGTCGACGCGCGGAGGCTGCCGATCGTGTTGTTGATCGTCACGACGGCGTTCGGGATCACGTCGGTCGCTGTCGAGGAGTCATTCAGGGTCATGGGTGTCTGCCTTCGGTTGGTACTACGTTGCCGGCGATCGGCACCGGCGCCGTACTGCTAAAACTTGTTTCGCGCCGTGAGCCCAAGCACGCGGCGATAGCCCTCGGTTGCCGCCCTCGCGCCTTCGATGTCGTCGAGGAGCATGTAGGTCATCACGCGGTCCTTGTACGCCTGCGCCAGCTGCGCCGACTCATAGAGTCCGGCCGCGTACTGGCGCTCGCGCTCAGAAAGGTCGCCATCCTTGGCTCTCGTCGCTGCTTCATTGGTGACGTGCCTTAGTTCATCCATGGCAACACCCGACTAGAACGGCGCCTGCTCGGCGCCGGTCGCAACGTCAGACAGGTTTACGGCGCGCTCGCGCGGACGGATGTCGCGCAACGGAACCTCGGAGACCGCCTTGATCTGCTCGGGCGTCAACTGCTTCGCCGCGGGCATCAGGCTGTACTCGGTCTCCATGCCACTGCCCTTCTTGGTCAACTTGATCAGCGTCGAGTCGAGGTCGTACCCCTCCGCGTGGAGTTCCTTCAGCGGCTGATAGATGCTGCTGCCACCCTCGAAGATCTTCGCCGTCCAGCTCGCGCCCTCCTGAACGATGATGTTCATGCGGAAGCGCTGTTTCGGTCTCTCGCCCGCCTCGCAGACGTCGCACGACGGGCCCGCGCAGAGCTTCATGGTCTTTCCGAACCCATGCTGCTTGAACACCACGGGGTCACCGCGGAAGACCCCGAGGAGCGTCCCATTATCAAACTTGGCAAACAGCCCGCCTTCGCTCGACTGCGCCACATCCATCTCTGGAAAACGTCCCATACTCAGCTCGCTTCCTCCGCCGTTTCGACGGTTTCATCCTGGTTCAACATCGCCCGCCGCTGAGGGCAGACCTCGGAGACAGGGCAGTACTCGGAACATCGTTGGGACTCGCCCGGGCGCTTCTCGACCCTCAGGGTCTTGTCCGACTGCGCGTGGACGCGCGCCTCGTTCTCGGTGTCGTAGAGCCGCACGGCGCGCTTCTTCCCCTTCGCCATGACCGCGTACTTGGTCGGGCGCTCCCAACGCTCCTCCGGCGAGCAATCGACCCGCTCACCTCGGCGCGCTGCCTGATGAGCTGCGATGCGGGCGCGAATGTAGGCTTGGGTTTTCTCCCGCGGCCAGATCGGGATGATGTGCTTCGCGATCGGCTTCTTCGGGTAGTCCAGCGACTCGCGCGCGTACTTCTTCCCGTGATCTCGGAGGATGCCGACGATCTCCAGCTGGTTCACGGCGAGCCCGTTCTGAATCAGAATCTCGCGAAGGATGTTGAGCTGGCTAACCCACTCGGGCTTGGGTTCGCGCCCCGCGATGAAGCCCCAAGCAGTAGTCAGCTTAAAGTCGCTTAGTACGCCGCTGCGCAGTTCGAGCGTGTCCATCTGCCCCGAGACGCGCACGCCGTCGAATACGGCGACGTATCTTTTCTCAGCCAGTGTGTTCACGCGCACGCGCTCGTTCGCGCGCTCCAGCACGACGTGGATGGCCTGACCCATGAGGCGCCACAAACCGTCTTCCACGTCCTCCTCGATCTCGTCCGCGTGTTTCAGGGCCAGAGCCCTGAGCTGCGCCGGCGAGATGAGCTCCGTCACCGAGAAATCGGAGTCGCCCTTGGTGTACGGGTCGCTCTCCATCGCGCGCATCAGGGCTTCGGGGTAGTTGGATTTATTGCTTATGCGCATGCGTTTGCTTCCGAGCGATAGCCATGGGCGATCTTGCTGATGAGCGAGCGGTCTACGGAGAACTCGCCGGCGATATGTCCCTGTGGAATCCCGGCCGCGAGCATCTTTCTGACTTCGCGAACCTGCTCGGCGGAGAGTTTGCGTGAGTGGTTGTGGGTGGCGAGCAACACCGGGAGATGCGTCCACTTCTGTCCCGAAACGACGAGGTGGATAAGCGACTGAGAAACCTCGGCCAGCTCGGCCAGCTCGCGCTGCGTATGTTCGCCCCTCGCCCACATGAGGCGGATTTCCATCACCTTCTCATCCGTCAGCTTGGAAAGGCCGTTCAGTTCCCCTTTCGGGGCCTTCGGGTTCGCGCGGCCCTTTCGAAACATGTCGCGGCTGTTGTCGGTCGCGGTGCCGAGGAAGAGGTGGCTGGGGCGCACGCACGGCGGGTTGTCGCAGTGATGGCAAACCAGCATGTCGCCCGGGTCGTTGCCAACCAGAAGCGCCCACGCAACCCGCGGCGCGAGTAGGTTGCGCTCACGGGCCTTGAAGAATCCGTAGCCCTTCTGCGTGCGGTTGCCGCGCCACTCCCAACATCCGTTTTCGGCGGCCTCGAACTTTGCGAGAAATCGGTCCCTGTCAGCGACAGAAAAGGAGGGGAGCGGTTTCGGCGCGCTCACGCCCCACCTCCCGCCGCCGACGCAGGCTCGATGACAACGCTCTCGCAGGGATCGCCGTACTCCACGCAGTGCGAGCAGATGGAACCGCACTCGGAACACTCGCCTTCGTCGTGAGACAGTTCGACAGCCAGGCGGTCGGAGCAATGAGGACACGTCCAGTAAGACCAATCGCCGATACTCATCGCCGACCCCCTCTCCGCAGCTCGAATCGACGCGCGAGCCGAGGGCCGACCCACGTCGGGGTGTTTTCCCAAGTCGGCGTCCCATACAGCCCGAGGAGCTCGCGCTCCCGTTCGCGGCAGTCCCCGCAGAGGCCGTCCCTGACGCCGGCGAGGCGTTGAAGGCACATTCCGCACTCCCGGCCGAACCGAGCTTCCCAGGCGACGGCCGCGCTATAGGAGCGGTCGAGCGCCGTCGGGAAGGTGACCTCCCCGTCTAACTTTGCGATATTCAACGACTTCTTGAACATTCGACCTCCTGAGTTAAGGGCGCACGGGTGCGAGCGCTAAAATTGCGCGGTAATGCATCGCATGCTAAAGAGCGCGGTCAGCCGGTAGCTGAGGCGACTTCCTCGGCGATGAGCGACTCCAGGGGCAGCCCGAGAACGTCGGCGGCCCGGAAGGCGTTGCGCTCATCAATCCGCCGGCTGGCGAGGATGTTGGCGACCGTGCTCATCGAGAAGTCCGAGGCCGCGGCGAACCGCTCCTTGCTCATGTCGAGCTCCAGGAGCCGCCGCCGCACCTTGGTTCCGTTCAGTCTGAGTCGCGCTCGGGTTCCATTCATGGCTGAGACGAATATAACCAATAGTGGAACTTGCTGCAACTTAATTCTATCAATGGTTATATATGGCTAACGCGCTAAAGACATTGGCAAAAAACGTCCAATGGCGCCGAGGACGGAAGGGTCTGAGCCAAAAGATGCTCGCCGAGGCGATCGGCGTGACCATCCAGACGATTTCCAACATCGAGAACGCCGTGAAGGGCGTGGACTTCAAGACCATCAGCGCGCTGGCGGCGGCGCTCGATTGCGAGGAGACGGACTTATTCTCCGACGCCGAAAGTGAGATCCAAGCGAGGGTCCGCAAAGCCCGCGAGAAGGTGTTGGAACTCGAAGCCGAGCGACTCGACGTCCTCAATGCCATGGACGACGAAATGTGGGTTTGCTCGAAGGTTGATCGAGAGACCGAAAAACATGCCGAGCTGCGGGCCGAGCGGGACTACCTGGACCGCCGCATCCCCGAGGCGCGGGAGCGCGTGAAGGAACTTGAGTCGGTGTACGAGCGGTACCTCGCTGAGCGGATTGCCGGCACCCTGGAGGCGCGGGGCGAGGACTCGATCGTTGCCGCCACCAAGCGGACCGACCCCGCCCCCTCCCTCCTCGCCCAGCTCACCGATCCCGCGGAACGCGCGGTCGTCGCGGACTTCCTGCGCAAGCTCGTCGCAAAACGCGCAGCGAGGAAGAAGGGCGGCGCCGAGGACGCGGGGTAGGGCAATTTTTGTCACCCCTGGCCAAATTATTGCCGGTTGCTGCGCCTCCTCCGATCGGAAAACTTAACGATTCCGACTAGACTCTCGTGGTACATATTTCGCAGCCATCCTTTTGGTACCAATTGTTGGTACCGATAGGAAGTACAGCGAGGCAACCATGAGTTACCGTCCCAATCTCCAAGGCCGAACCGAGGACATCCTGGAGCAGTTCATCTCCCGCGGGATTTACCGCACCAAGGGCGAGGCGATCACCGCCGCCCTGGAACTGCTGCTCGAACGCCGAATGGAAGATGAGTCCCGCGAGGAGAGCGAGGAGATCCCGGCCTCTGTCGTCGACCTTCAGCTCGCGGCGCAGGGCGACTGATTCGTGGCCAACCTCTGGGGCGTCTACTGGGTGAACCAAGCGCGCGAGCGCGCGAACTCGGACCCTAAACAGCCGCTCGACCCATCGAAGGACCGCCGCATGTACGTGGTAGTCGCTCCGCCCATGCACCGAAGAGAGGCTACCTGCTGTCCGATTCAGAACAACGCCGGCGGATCCATTCGCCTGACCGAGGTGGATCTGGTGAACGGCTACGGGCGATTCATCACCAAAGACAGCAAGATCATCTGTCACCAGGTCTTCACGTTTCCCATTGCGACGCTCTCGCCCAGCGCGCTCGTCGGATCGCTCTCGCTTGCGGAGCAGGACAAGGTGAAGACCGCTCTCCGCGAGTTCTTCCGCATTTAGTCGGCAACGGGCGCCGGGTGAAGGTGCTCAAACCCAAGCTTGGCGACGGGCACCAACCGCAGCGCCGCGCGCCGGCGCAGGCTGTCCACCTCGCGCGCCTTGGCCAACGAGATCTCCGTCTCAATCGCAGCATCGACGAACTCAGCGCCGAGCTCCAGCAGCAGCTCCCGGGAGGATTGAAGGAATTGGGGATCGGTGTACGTCACGGTCATTCTCCAGTGCCCCACCGTCTCGGTTGGGGTGCGTCGTCATGTTGTCTCGCGGCCCTCTGGCCACTTGCTTAGGGAGTTCCCTTCGCCTGCCCGCTGAGTAGCGAATCGCCCGCGAGCGAGCAACAAATCTATTCTGAAGACGATTCACAGGATGAAACAGCTTCAGTTTGGATGCGGCGAATCCGACTAGACGTGCATGAAAAAGTTACTGATCTTGCTCGCCCTTGTGGCCGCAGCTGGCTGTTCTCACGGCCCGACCCGGCTCAGCTGCAATCAGCTCTGCGCGTGGCAAGACCTCGCTTGCGAGCGCGCCGAGGTCATCGGGCTTCATTTCCCGTTTAAGAACGCAGCCGGCGGCGTGATGGATAACGACCGCTACACCTACCAATGCATCCAGCCCTCGCCAGAGGCGGCCCCAAAGATCGCCGGATGGAAGGAACAGGCGCTGCGGATGATCGGGCTCACGAAGTAGTCGGGCGCGCGCCAAATTCCACCCCGGCCCGGCATCTGGGAGCATGGAGTCGCAGCTACCCACATCGTGTAACCACAACTTCGTTCGGGAGTTCCAGCGCTACTCGGGGCTCGGCGCGCACGTCGTTTTCCAGTGCATGGAGTGCGACGCCTACCTCCGCCCGATCTGGCTGACCTGGACGCCCCCGGGTGTCGCCCCGAGGCCCGAGTCCGATCGGGTTACGCCCTCTTCGCCTCGGCCCGGCGGATCGCCGCGCGGATGAGTTCCCGGAGCTGTCGCCCGAACTTCCCTCCGCTGACGTCCTGAAGCCGATCGTACCGAGCCTTATCGTCCTCGTTCAGCCACGTCGTCACGGTCCCAGCCTTGAGGCACGGGGTCGGCGGCGGCGCCGAAAGGTCAAAGTCGTCCACCATCGCATCCAGCGATATCTCTCTCATCCTTTTACTATAGCGAGCGTTTAATCCGAGGAAAGCTATACCGTCGCTATTCCTTTCCTATAGTCGGTCGACGCGTAACGTGGATCGTATGGGTACCCCAGGCTCTCCAGGCATCGCACTCCAAGGGGTGCTGGTTAAGGCAGCGACCACGATCGACGGTGGGTGGCGCATCACCTTTGACGTCTCAGCTGACGAGGGACGGGCGGTGCTCCAGTTGTCCGCTCTGCGTGGCGCGCTCCTGCAGCTTGGCATCGTAGCGATCGACGGGCTGGAGCCCGACCTCTCTGATTTGGAGGGGCTGTGAGCAAGGGGCGCCCGGCGAAGGAGATCAGCCGCGAGCAGCTTGAGAAGCTGGCTGCGCTTCCTTTGCGCGCAACTGACATCGCCAGCGTGCTCGGCGTCTCAGTCGACACCCTCTCACGGAGAATATCCGAGTGGTTTGGGGTCACTTGTGCGGAGTACTTGGACCAAAAGAGAGCGTCTCTTCGCTTCTCGTTGATGGCAAAGCAGTACAGCGTGGCGATGGGCGGGAACGTGACCATGCTCATCTGGCTCGGAAAACAGTACCTCGACCAGCGCGATAAGAACTCCACCGAGCTCTCGGGCCCCGATGGCAGGCCGATCGAGACCAAGGGCTCTCCCTCGGAGCTCTCCGACGCCGAGCTCGACGAGAGAATCCGAGTTCTTCAAGCAAGGTTGGCCAGCCCCAAGGGGGAGACGAGTGCGTGAGCGCGTAAGGGACATGCTGATCGAGGCATTCCTCAAGCAGGCTCTCTTTATCGCGATGCTCGTCGTCCTCTCCGCATGTCTGCCGCGCGGGAGCGTCGAGCAATCACTGCAAAGGCTCTGCGCCGCCATCGAGACGCCGAAAGGAGCGCCCGGTGTTGGACCTTAACGACCCAGCGGACGCGCGCGTCTATCTCGCGACGCAGGTCTCGATGGACGACGGGCAACCGGTCCTCGAAGAGGGATCGACCGACGAGGATGCGGTCCGCCTGGCGCAGAGAATTTTCCTGTATGCGTCCACACTGAGACCAGTCGGACCGAAAGGCGTCCCGCATTGACCCGAACGGACCGCCTGGAGCACGTCGCCCTGCTCGAAGAGAAGTCGCGCCGGCTCGTCGCCGAAACGATCGACTGCTCCGCGTTCTCCCGGGAGCAGGCGAACGACGCGTACCGCGAGATCATCGCGGACGAGAACACCGCCGCACAGCGCCGGCTGTGTCGGACCGACCTGTTCTTCCTGCTCACGGTTGCGCTTAAACGGAAGGACGTCGATCGGGATTGGCTCTACGCGCGCTGTCGGGAGGTCCAGGGCTCGCCGGACGGTCATCTCGATCTCTGGGCCCGCGAGCACTACAAGTCGACGATCATCACTTTCGCGAAATCCATCCAGGACCTGCTCGTCGATCCCGATAACGTCTCGATCGGCATTTTCAGTCACACGCGCCCCAACGCCAAGGGCTTCCTAGAGCAGATCAAGCGCGAGCTCGAAACGAACGAGTACCTGAAGGGACTCTTCCCCGACGTGCTCTACGCCAATCCTAGGACGGAAGCGCCGAAGTGGGCGCTCGATAGCGGGATCGTAGTGAAGAGGAAAACCAATCCCAAGGAAGCCAGTGTCGAGGCCTGGGGCCTGGTCGATGGCCAGCCGACGGGGAAGCACTTCACCCTCCTGGTCTACGATGACGTCGTCACCCTAGAGAGCGTCTCGACGCCGGATCAGATCAAGAAGGTGACGGCGGCGCTGGAAATGTCCTACAACCTCGGCGCCGACGGCGGGCGAAGGCGATTCATCGGCACGAGGTATCACCTAAACGACACCTACCGGACCGTGATCGAGCGCGGGACGGTCGCGCCCCGAATCCATAAGGCCACGGATAACGGGCTGTCTCCCCCGGAAGGACGGTCTGTTTTCCTTTCCGACGAGTCCCTGCTCCGGAAACGCCGGGACATGGGCCCGTACACCTTCGGCTCGCAGATGCTTCAGGACCCAGTCGCGGATAAGGCGATGTCCTTCCGCGAAGAGTGGCTGAAGTATTACGAGACGATCGGCGACGTCTCGAAGTGGAACGTCTACGTCCTCGTCGACCCAGCCAGCGCCAAAAAGGCGAGCTCGGACTACACGGTCATGGAGGTCGTCGGGCTGGCCCCAGATGGAAACTACTACCTCATCGACGCCGTCCGCGATCGGATGAACCTGACCCAGCGGACGAACAAGCTATTCGAGCTCGTCATCCAACACTCGCCCCGAGCCGTTGGTTATGAGCGCTACGGGATGCAAGCCGACATTGAGCATGTGCGTGGGGAGATGGAGCGCCGGAACTACCGCTTCGAGATCACGGAGCTCGGCGGCGCCATGGCCAAAACGGATCGCATCAAGAGGCTGGTGCCCGTTTACGAACAGGGGCGATTCTACTCCCCTCGCCGGCTCGCGTTCGTCGACGCCGAGGGGAATACGCGCGATTACGTCCAGGCGTTCAATACGGACGAGTATCTCGCTTTCCCCGTCTGTGTTCACGACGACATGCTCGACTGCCGCGCCCGCATCCTGGACCCGACCCTCGGAGCCGTCTTCCCGAAGCCGGCGCCTAAGTCCGCGCCCCGGGCGACCTACTCGGGCGGCGCCGACTCCTGGATGGGCTGAGCCCCGAGCTCTAGCGCCTCCCGACCGCCTTCAGCGCGGCGAGACAGATGGCGTGCGGGGCGTGATCCAGGCCGAACCACTCCTGATGGCCCTCCTTCTCGCCGAGAGACGAAAACGTCGCCCCCAGCGAGCGGTCTGACTCGGAGAACCGGAACGCAAAGCTCCAGTCCCGCGCGGCCATCGCCTCAACGACGGCCCACGCCGCCGAGATATCCGTACTAAACGGCGGAAGAATCTGCTCATCCCGCCTGCGCTGTTCGGCGCGCCTCGATGCCTCGATCCCCGTCTTAGGCGGCCCCAGGAACTCGTCGCGCTCCTGAAGGAACGCATCGAGCTTGGTCGGGGGGATCTCTAGATTCGACCAACGGAGTTTCGCGCCCATGACCCTCTCCGCGACGAGCGCATCGAGCTCTCGCCCGGGTTTCAGATCGTTGGTGTCCATCGACGTACCTCCTCGCGCGTTACTATTCCTATTCTATACCTAGCCTATAGCTAGCCTATAGTCGCTCGCCCTTCAGCATTGAAACGTGGCAGACGACTACAGTAACGAATCTCCGGCCGACGGCGAACCCGCCGCGGACGTCGAGAAACCTGCGGCCGAGAAGACCGACGACGAGATTCTCGCTGAGGCGCTCGCGCGCTTTGACTTGGCCCAGACGGCCGAGACCGAGATCCGGAAGCTCGCGCTCGACGACCTCGAATTCCGCTTCGGCAAGCAGTGGCCCGAGGCAGTCGTCTCCGAGCGTCAGTCCGACGGCCGGCCCTGTCTCGTCATCAACCGCATCCCGCAGTTCATCCAGCAGATCACGAACGATCAGCGGCAGAATCGCCCGTCGATCAAGGTTCACCCGGTCGACGATCGCGCGGACGTCGAGACGGCGAAGGTCATCCAGGGCCTGATCCGGCATATCGAGTACGATTCCAGTGCGGATGCGGCTTATGATACGGCCTTCGATGCGGCTGCGACCGGTGGCTTCGGGTACTTCCGGATCGTCACCGACTACGTCTCGCCAACGAGCTTCGATCAGAAGCTCCTGATCAAACGCATCCGCAATCCCTTCTCCGTGTTCTTCGACCCCCATTCCCAGGAGTCGGACGGGTCGGACGCCAACTTTGCGTTCGTCATCGAGGAGCTCTCACGCGACGAGTACAAGGCGCGCTATCCGAAGTCGGACCTCGCTAACGCCGAGTGGGAGGCGACCGGGAACGCGCCGCCGAACTGGATCAAGGAGAGCAGCGCGCGCGTTGCGGAATACTTCTACAAGGACACCCGCGAGGAGGAGCTCGCGCTTCTCGACAGCGGTGAGGTCGTCCTTGCCTCCGAGCTCGACGAGCTCATGCAGGCCAGCGCCGCGGCGGGGGTCCTCCCGCAAGTGGTGCGTACGCGGAAGGCGCTGGTCCCCTTCGTTCGCTGGTGCAAGCTGAACGGCACCGAGATCTTAGAGAAGCGGGAATGGCCCGGGAAGTACATCCCGATCATCCCCGTTTACGGCACGGAAGGGTACATCGACGGAAAGCGCATCCTCGAAGGGGTCGTCCGAAACGCGAAGGACTCGCAGCGGATGTACAACTACTGGGCCTCCGCCGAGACCGAGGCGATCGCGCTCGCCCCCCGGACGCCGTTTATCATCGCCGCGGGGCAGGTCGAGGGCTTCGAGGCGGAGTGGAAATCCGCGAACCGCCGAAACCATGCCTACCTGACCTATAAGCCTCTCGCGACGAACGGGATGGCCGTCCCGCCGCCGCAGCGCAATTCCTTCGAGCCCGCGGTCCAGGCGATCACCCAGGCGCGCATGCTGGCCTCGGATGACCTGAAAGCCACCACGGGCATTTACGACGCCGCGCTCGGGAACAAGTCGAACGAGTCCTCGGGCGTCGCCATTCAGCGCCGGAACATGCAGGCGCAGACCTCGAATTTCCATTTCATCGATAACCTGACGCGCTCGCTGAAGCACGCCGGGCGCGTGCTGATCGACCTCATCCCGCACATTTACGACACGGCTCGGGCGGAGCGGATCATCGGCGAGGAAGGCGACGAAGAGGTCGTCAAGCTCAACGCTCCGACCCAGCGGAAGGGGAAGGACGTCCTCTACGCGCTCGACGCCGGAGTTTACGACGTCACGGTCGACGTCGGGCCGTCCTTCGCCTCGAAGCGCCAAGAGGCCGTGGCGTCGATGATGGAAGTGACCAAGGCGTATCCCCCGCTCGCTCAGTTCGCCGGGGACCTCATGGTCAAGAACATGGACTGGCCCGGCGCAGCCGAGATCGCGGACCGCCTGAAGAAGACCCTCCCTCCGGGCCTGGCCGACGACCCCGAGAAGAAGGGGAAGGCGCTCCCGCCCGAAGCTCAAGCTCAGATGCAGCAGATGAGCCAGATGATCGAGCAGCTCACGGGCAAGCTCAACGAGGCGAGCGACACGATCCAGCAGAAGCGGATCGAGCTCGAATCCAAGGAGCGGATCGAGTTCAAGAAGCTCGAAGTCCAATTGGAAATCGCCCGGGCTCAGCTCGACGCGAAGGACTCGCTCGCGCTCCTCAACGCGGAGATCGGATCGATCGAGCAGCGCCTCTCGCTCCTGAACTCCCACGTCCCCATCGCGGACGTCACCCAAGATGAACCCCAGCCGGAACCGATGGCGCCCATGGGTGCTGATGTCGGGCTCGGCGGGGGCGACCCTACCGGCGGGGAATCACCGGGCTCACCCATGGGAATGCCCAATGACGAACCACCTGCCCCTTTCTGACAGCGCCGGCGATCAGCCGCTCAACCCCGTAGGCTCTCCGCACGAACTCAGCGAAGTTCCGTTCTCTGAGTACGAGAAGATCCGCCGAGGCGAGGCGCCCGCTCCCGTCGTTACGAAGACCGAGGCAGTCGCAAAGCAGTCCGCGCCCGCGAGCGCCAAGCCCGCCGGGCAGAAAGATTCATCCACGGATTCGGACCCCGAGGAGACCGAAGGCAAGGAAGGGAAGAAGGACGATTCCGACGCGGAAGACGAGTCGAAAGACGAGCTGGAAGCGAAGGAAGGCGAAGAGGAGCGGCCGAAGAAGAAGGGCGGGTTTCAGCGTCGCATCGACAAGCTGAACGCGCGCTATTCCGCGGCCCAGGCCGAGATCGAGCATTGGAAGACGGTGGCGCTGAAGTCTGGCGCCGACGACTCCCGGAAGCCCGAGCCGAAGGCCGACCTCTCGAAGTCCGTGCAGCCGGATGGGAAGCCCGTCGCCGATAACTTCGAATCACACGCGGAGTACGTCGAGGCGCTGACCGACTGGAAGCTTGAGCAGCGTTTGAAAGCCAGGGACGCCGAGGAGCAGCGCCGTTCGCTCGAAGCCGAGCAGCAGCGCGCGCAACGCGAGCATTTCGAGCGAGTTCAGACGTTCGCCAAGCAGCACGACGACTTCGAAGAGGCCCTAAGCGACGTGGACGACATTCCCGTCTCCGCGGCGTTTCAGGAGCTCATCGTCACGTCCGACCAGGGGCCCGCGCTCATGTACGAGCTGGCGAAGAACCGGAAGGAGTACGAGCGCATCGCTCAGCTCTCTCCGCTCGCTTGCGCTCGCGAGCTCGGGAAGATCGAAACCCGCATCGCCGCCCGCGCCTCGGAAGCGTCCGCGAAGAAGCCCGAACCAAAAACAACCAAGGCGCCGAAGCCGATCGAGCCCGTCGGCGGGAGCAAGGGAACGGTCCAGAAGTCGCTGGACGACCCCGACCTCTCGTTCGCCGAGTACGAGCGGATGCGTCGCGAACAAATGAAGCGCCGACGGGGCTGAGTCCCCGAAACGCGACTTCTCTAATGGAGTAGAGAACAAATGGCTAACAGTCTTCTTACCCCCACCGTCATCGCCAAAGAGGCGCTGATGCAGTTCAAGAACAACCTCTCGTTCTCGAAGAACGTCGATTCTTCGTACTCGAAGGACTTCGCCAAGAAGGGCGCGAAGATCGGCACGAGCGAGAAGATCCGCAAGCCGAACCGCTTCACCGTCACCGACGGCGCGACGTACAGCGCTCAGGACGTGACCGAGGACAGCGCGACGCTGACGATCGACACGCAGAAGCACGTCGGGTTCGAGTTCCTCTCGAAGGACCTCACCATGTCCGTCGACTACTTCTCCGAGCGCTACCTGAAGCCCGCGGCCCTCGCGCTGGCGAACAAGGTCGACGTCGATGGGCTGACCCTGGCTGCCAAGCAGGTTTACAATGCGATTGGTACGGCTGCGACGACCCCGTCCGCGCTCCTGACCTACCTCGAAGCGCAGCAGAAGATCGCGGAAAGCGCTGGGCCGCAGGACGAGAACTACTCGTTCCACATCAACCCCGCGGCTTCGACCAAGATCGTCGACGCGCTGAAGGGCCTGTTCCACTCCGGCGGCGAGATCGAGAAGCAGTACAAGCGCGGCCTCATGGGCGTGGCCGCTGGCGGCGAGTGGTACCGCTGCCAGAACGTGTACTCGCACACCTCGGGCGCTCGGGGCGGCACGCCGCTGATGAACGGCGCTACCGCCGCTGGCGCGACCTCGCTCGTCACGGACGGTTGGTCGAACTCGATCACGGGCGTCGTGAAGGCCGGTGACGTGTTCACGATCGCGAACGTCTACAAGGTGAACCCGATCACCAAGGCGTCCACGGGCGTGCTGCAGCAGTTCGTCGTCACGGCCGATGCCAACTCCGACGGCTCCGGCAACGCGACGATCTCGATCTCCCCGGCGATCTACGCCTCGACGAGCCTTCAGAACGTCGATGCCGCTCCGGCGGATAACGCGGCGATCTCCTTCGTCGCGGTCTCCTCGATCGGCGCCTCCGCGCTGACGGTGAGCAACATCCTGATGCACAAGGATGCCTTCGCTCTCGCCGTCGTCCCGCTGGAGAAGCCCGAGGGCGTGCACTTCTCGGCCGTCGAGACCGACCCGGAGACGGGCCTCTCGATCCGCATCGTGCGCGATTACGACTTCGACGCGGACAAGTTCAAGTGCCGCCTCGACGTCATGTACGGCTGGAAGGAACTGCGCCCGGAGTGGGCGTGCAAGATCCTCGGCTAAGCCACTAGCCACGAAGGGATGGGGCGCTCGGGCCGATGGCTCGGGCGTCCCGCCCTGACCCCGTTTTATCCGATCTCTGAAGCGCTGGAGGAACCCGATGGCCTATCCCAAGTGGAAGTATCACGCGACGAAGCCCGCGGTGATCGTCGCCGACCAGGCCGCCGAAAAGGCGCTCGGCGAGGGCTGGGGCGAGTCTCCCGCCGAGTTCGAGAAGAAGGCTGCCGCACCCTCCCCGTCGGCGCCCGCCTCGAAGAAGAATCTTAAGGCCAAGGACGGAGGCAGCGAGAAGTGACGGCCCGGGAGCTCGTCGCCGCATCCCTGCGACTGATCGGCGTCAAGGCGGCGGGCGAAAGCCTGGAAGCGTCGGAGGCCACGGACGGCCTCGCCGCGCTAAACCGCCTGCTGGGTTCCTGGAGCACCGAGGGGCTCCTGGTCCACGCGCGGACCCGCGACTCGTTTACCCTGACCTCGGGCGACGGCTCGTACACGTTCGGCTCTAGCGGCGATCTCAACTCCACCCGGCCGACGGAGATCCTCGAAGCCTTCATCCGGGACGAGTCCGTTTCGCCCGCGATCGACTACCCACCCCTTAAGATGCTCTCGCTCGAAGAGTGGTCCCGCGTCTCCCAGAAGGAGTCCGAGGGCGGAATCCCACGGAACCTCTACGATGACGGTGGCTATCCCCTCCGGACGCTCTATCTTCACCCAGAGCCGACCGGATCCAAAAAGCTCGTGGTGCATTCCCGGAAGCCGCTGACGGAGCTCGCGACGATCGACACGAGCGTCTCTCTCCCTCCCGGGTACGACCGCGCGCTCGTCTATAACCTCGCGCTCGACCTTTCGCCCGAGTACGGGAAGACCCCGCCGGACTCCGTCGTCCTCATCGCGCAGGAGACCAAGGGGAACCTCAAGAACCGGAACCACTCGGCGCCCGTCCTTCGCTGCGACAGCGCGCTCCTGCCCTCGGGCGGGTTTGACATGGACACGGGGGAGAGCCGGTGAGGTTCCCCGGGTTCATCGGACCCAGCTACACGCTTCAGTCGGTGAACGTGGACTGCCAACGCAGCCTCAACCTCTTCCCCGAGGTCAACGAACTCGGCACCGGGAAAGAGGGGGAGGTCGCCGCGCTCGTCCCGACCCCTGGGAAGCGCCTGCTGCTCACCCTGACCGGAACGCCCACGCGCGGAGGCTGGAGAGCATCCAACGGCGAGTTCTTCGTCGTCGGTGGCGACAAGCTGTATCGCGTCTCTAGCGCTTGGGTTGCCACGGAACTCGGCACGCTCCTCACCTCCAGCGGCCCGGTGTCGATCGCGGACAACGGCGAGCACGTCGTCGTGGTCGATGGCACGTACGGCTACAGCTGGACCATCGACACCTCGGCCTTCGCTCAGATCACGGACCCGGACTTTCCCGGTGCGGACGTCGTCACCTTTCAGGACGGGTATTTCATCTTCAACAAGATCAATACCCAACAGTTCTTCATCTCGGACCTGAACGGGATCGGGTTCGACGCGCTCGACATCGCCTCGGCCGAAGGCTCACCGGATCTCCTCAAGTCCGTCTCCTCGCTGAACCAACAGCTCTATCTCTTCGGCAGCCAGTCGCTCGAAGTCTGGTACAACTCCGGTGACGCGGACTTCCCCTTCCAACGCATCAGCGGGGCGGTCATCGACGTCGGGTGCGTCGCCGAGCACTCCGTCGCGAAGCTCCTCGACAGCCTCTTCTGGCTCGGGGGGGATGACACGGGGAACGGCGTCGTCTACCGCACCCAGGGCAACAAAGCGCAGAGGGTGTCCACTCCCGCTATCGAAGCGGTCATCCGGGGCTTGGACGCGGATGACATCGCCGATGCGCGCGCGTGGGCGTACCAGCAGGGGGGGCACCACTTCTACTGCCTCAACATCCCCGGTGCCGCATCCACCTGGTGTTTTGATGCGTCCACGAATCTCTGGCACGAGCGCGCGTATAACAACCTCTGGAGCCTGGAGCGCGACCGCGCGGACTGGCACGCCGTCGCCCATGGGTTGAACGTCGTCGGGGACTACGAGGACGGGCGGATCTACGCGCTCGATCCCGAGTACTACACGGACGGCGGAACCTCGATCGTCCGCGAGAGGACGTCGCCGCACGTCTCGAAAGGCCTGAACCGTCTCTTTCATTCTCGGTTTCAGCTCGACATGGAGACCGGGGTTGGGATCGACGGAAGCGGGCAAGGGTCCGATCCTCAGGTGATGCTCCAGTACTCGGACGACGGCGGGAGCTCGTGGTCCACCGAGCGCTGGACCGGCTGCGGGGCGATCGGCGCGCGCAAGACCCGGGTCATCTGGAACCGCCTCGGCTCGTCCCGCGATCGTGTTTACCGCATCCGGATCGCTGACCCAGTCAAGACGGTGCTCATCGGTGCGGAGCTCGCGGTCGAAGAGGGGGTCGCCTAATGCCAGCCCTCTTCCCGCCCCTGCCTCAGAGCGCGCCGCTCTCCGGTCCCGACGGCCTGGTGACGGCACGCTGGTCGGCGTGGCTCCGCGAGCTCGTCACCCGGAAAGCCGAGTTGGACTCGTGTACTCCTGCGGCCGATCTCGTCTCCACGGTCGTCGCGGCGGCTGATGCGACGGCGATGAAGTTCCCGCTCGGCGCGAACCAGGTGGTTCATTTCGTCTTCGACCTCCAGACGACGTGCAACAACACCGGCGGGATCAAGTACGCGCTGACGGTTCCGAGTGGCGCCGTGTTCCGAGCCATCGCCCACGGCTCGAACTCGTCGGGTGGGACGATCAAGCTGGAGGTCATGACCAACTCCGGCGCGCTGAACACGACCGGGTTCAACAACTACAATGGCTCGGCGTGGACCCGGATCTTCGGCAAGGTCACGAACGGGAGCACGCCCGGGTACCTTCAGCTTCAGTTCGCCGCGGGGACGGCGGGGCAGACGGCGACGATTCTCGATGAGAGCGTCGGGACGGCGAGGGTCCTGCCATGAGCGGCGAGATCGCGGCGATCCCTCTCTTCGACGAGCTCCCGACGGCCCCGTCGCCGAGCAAGGCGGAGATGCGCGAGCGCATCCTTGCGATCGAGTCGGCGATGCTCGCGATGCCGGAGCATCAGATCGAGTTCGAGGTCCGGCACCACTTCGCCCCGGGCGTCTACATGCGCGAGCTGCACATTCCGAAAGGCGCGACGCTGACGGGGAAGATCCACAAGACGGAGCACATGAACATCCTGAGCCAAGGTGAGTTGGCCGTGTGGACCGAAGACGGGATGAAGGTGCTGCGCGCGTCGACCGTCATCAAGTCTCAGCCAGGCACCAAGCGCGTGGGTCATGCCTTGGAAGACACGGTTTGGATCACCGTCCATCACAACCCCGATGACTCGCAGGACTTGGCGGTCATCGAGGAGCGCGTAATCGCAAAGACGTTCGCGGAGGCGATCGAGTTCGCCGAGCGCAAGTCCATCACCCAGGGAGGGGAGTAACTATGTCGTGGGTTGCCGTGGGAGTCGCCGGCGCTGCGGTCGTCGGGGGAGTGGTTCAGAGCAACGCCGCGGGCGCTGCTGCCGATAATGCGACGGCCGCTGGCCGGGACGCGAACCAGCTCCAGTGGAACATGTACCAGCAGCAGCGCATGGATCAGCGCCCCTGGCAGGACGCGGGGAATCTCGCGCTCTACGGCTCCGGCGGGATGATCCGGCGAAAGAACGGCGGCGCAGGCCCCGGTCCCGGAGCGAACCGCGCCGTCAAAGAGAACTGGATCAAGAGCCACCTAGAGAAGCTCCGCGCGGAGCAGTCGGCGAGCGCTAACCCCTTCGACCGGATGCGGGGCAAGGGTCAGAGCTACCAGGATTGGGAACGCATCGGTGAAGACGCGTGGGCGAACCAGGGCATGGCCGAGTCCTCCGCCGCGCTCGGTGCGTCGGCTGACGAGTACGAGGTCGACCCCGAACTCACCCGCAGCTTCACGATGTCCGACTTCCAAGAAGATCCCGGGTACCAGTTCCGGATGGCCGAAGGGCAGAAGGCGCTCGAAAGGTCCGCTGCGGCTCGGGGCGGGCTCCAGAGCGGTGGGACGATGAAGGCGATCGCCAAGTACGGGCAGGACTTCGCGTCGAACGAGTACGGGAACGCCTACAACCGCTTCAACAACGACCGCTCGCAGCGCTTCAACCGCCTCTCCTCGATCGCGGGGCTCGGGCAGCAGGCGAACTCTCAGATGGGCGCCGCTGGACAGAATTACGCGAACCAGGCGGGGCAAATCGGCTGGGGCGTGGCGAAGGCTCAGGGCGATGCGGGAATGGCGCAGGCGAACGCGTGGGGGCAGGTCGCGCAGGCCCCGACCAACTACCTCATGATGAGCAACCTCGCGAAGCAGAACGGGTGGCGCAACTCGCCCTCCGGTCCTGGTCGCGCTAACCCCGACGAGTACATGAGCTGATTATGGCGTACGACTCACCGAACTTCGGGATTCTGAAGCAGCGCGAACAGACTGACCCCATGGAAACGATGGGGCAGTACATGCGCCTCTCCGATCTCGCGCAGCAGGGGAAGGCGAGCCGAGACAAGCTCGCGCGCGAACAGGGTGTGCGCGATGCCTACGCTCAGTCTCGCGGCGCCGACGGGCAACTGGATCGCAAGCGGTTCCTGTCTCAGCTCGCTGACCCAGAGACTGCGATGGCTTATCAGAAGGACTTCGCTCAGCTCGACGGGGCGCAGGCCGAGGCGCAGGAGCGGGCGCAGAAGGCGCACCTCCAGAAAGCCTACGTCTTCGGCAGCGAGCTCGACTCTCTCGGGAGCATCCCCGAGCAGCAGCGTGCGATCGAATACCCGAAGCTGATCCAGCGGCTCAAGGGCGCGGGCGTGATCGGCCCCGAGATCCCGGATCAGTATGATCCCATCGTCTTCAAGGGGAATCTGTCGAAGTACTACCAGCACAAAGACTACCTCGCGAACGCGCTGACCAAGTCCCAGATCCGGGAGAACGACGCACAAGCGAGGGCCGCTGGCGTTAAGGACTCTGACCGCGCCGAGATCGCCACCGAGAAGGCGGTCGAGCGCATGTCCGGGAAGCTCGGGAACTCCCAGGACGCGGCAAGGACGCTTCAGGAGGTCGAGGCGCAGATCGGGTTCAACCTCGACGACTACGACGCGAAGTCGAACCAAGTCGCCGGCAAGGGCGTAGATCTCCCCGGCGTCTCCGTCCCGCTCCTCGGCCGCGTCTCCGCGTACTCGGGGGAAGCGCGCACGCTGGCGGATACGGCGCAGAAGCTATTCAACCTCGATCTCGTCGATCGGTCCGGCGCGGCCGTCTCTAGCAGCGAGCTCGACCGCCTGAAGCGAGAGTACTCACAGGGCCGGTTTAACACCGAGTCCGAACTCCTGAACGCCATGCAGCGCTACAAGCGCGGGCTGCAGGCGAAGATGCAGGACATTGAGGCGGCGAACCCACGCGCAGCCGCGCAGTATGCGGAGCAGGGCGGGACGACCTCGCGAGCGCTCGCCAAGCGAACTGCCCAGGCGCCGGGCGGGTCGGGTGCCAGCGGCGGATGGGGTCCGGATGAGGCGCACGCGAGCGAACCGCCGAAGGGCGGATACCGGAAGGCTGGCGCCCCGGTTAGCCGCGACGAGGTCGCGCAGTACGCGATGAGACACGGCATGAAGGAGTCAGACGCCCGCGAGTACCTGAAAGGCCAGGGGTATGCCGTCGATTAACGACCTCCCGCCACCCATCCGCCAGCGCGCACCCTCCGGCGGCATCGACGACCTGCCGCCTCCGGGCGGAGAGCCTGGCCTGCTCCAGTCCGCGATCCGGGCTTATGACTCCTACGCGAGCGCGCCCATTCGCAAGGGCATCGGCGCGCTCCAAGACGGCAAGGGTCTCGGCGCGGCCGTCGGCGAGGCGTGGGACCAGGCGGGCGAGGACCCGTCTCTCGCTCCGAGCGGTGAGCAGATCGCGCGCCGCGAGGGCTTCAACGACCAGCGGAAGACGCTCCGGACGGCCGAGGAGCAGCGAAGGTTCGACGAGTTGAACAACCCCGGGCTCGCCGCCTCTCATCGCCGAATGGGGCACGTCGGGAAGGACGTCGAGTCCTTCTCGCCTGCGGAGGTCGCGGGGTTCGGCATCGAGACCGCGGCCGACGTCACTAACCTGATCCCCGCTGCGGGGATGGCGAAGCGCGCGGTCAAGGCCGGCGTTGGGGTTACTGACGTCGCACTCCGCGCCGGCGGGAAGGTCATCGCCAAGGGTGGGGCGCTCGCCGAGAAGGGCGGAATGAAGGCGCTGTCCGGTGCCTTCGGCGTCGACGAGGCACAGGCGCGGCGCTACCTCCAGAACCACGAGCGACTCAAGGACGTGGTCGACACCCGCTCGGCGATCTCGACGATCAAGGATGACATGGACTCGACCCTTCAGCCGCTGCGCGAGCGCGTGGGCTCGGCGAAGGGACGGGTCGGTGCCGCGAAGGAGCGCCGGGCCGAGGAGCTCGCGCGTCTCCGGGATGCTCAGGGCGAGGGCAAGGAGTCTCTCCGGTTGGCTCAGGAGCAGCGACTGGGCGAGACGGCGGCTCGGGTGTCGGGCGACGTCCAGCGGCTCAACAAGGACGTCTCCGCCGGCTCCGAGAAGGCGTTCCAGATCCTCGACGACGAGGGCGTCCGCGTCCCGGTCTCGCCGATCAAGGGGGATCTCACCAAGGGGATTAAGGCGCTGGAGGCGTCGGCCGTCACCGACGAGCAGGTCGCGGTCGTCGAGCTCCTCAAGCGCTACCGCGAGCGCCTGGACAAGTTCGGCAAGGACGTCTCCGGTGGCGAAGCCAAGAGACTCATCCAGTCCCTCGACCGCGAGATGAACCACCTCGCACCGGGGTCCGTCGGACGGTTGTCCAAGGACGACCAGGTCCTCGGGGTCCTCCGCCGGCGCTTCGACGCGCCCCTGAAGGCGTCGCCCGAGTATGCGCAGCAGATGGCTGGCGTCTCTGCCGATACCCGGTTGCTCAAGGGCGCCGAGGGGATGGCCACCGAGGGCGGCGCTGCTAGGGCGCTTCAGGCCGCGGGTAAGCCTTCGGGCGCCGACCGTGCGGAGATTCTTCGCCTCCTCGGCGAGAAGAACGGGCAGAACTACCTCGCGGCGGTCGATCGCTCGACCCTGCCCGAGTATCAGAAGCTGAAGGGGCTGCTGCAGCGCTACCGGGCCGCTCGGAAGGGCGGGGAGCTCAAGGCGGCGCAGAGCGAGCTCGATGCCGCGATCGGCGAGCTGGCACCCTTCCGTAACGTCGCGCCGAACGAGTTCGGGCAGAGCGGCGCCGAAGCCCTCATCCGCAACCAGCTGCGCCCCAAGACGGCTGGACTCGACCAGGGCGAGCTCGTGCGGTCGATGGATCAGAAGTTCGGGAAGAACTACTCGGGGCAGATCGAGGACGCGAAGACGATCGCCGCGTTCGATAAGGAGTTCACCCGCGGGTCCGCGAACACCAATTTCTGGGCCGCGGTAACCGGCTCGATCGGGTTCCTTGCGGGCGGTGGCGCTGCTGGCGGAGTTCTTGGGGGCGGCGCCGGCGCTCTCTTCGGTCGCCTCGTGGTCGATAAGTTCGGTCCGCAGTCCGCGCGCGCGATCCTCGATCAGGTCGCGAAGCTGAAGACCATGGCTCCGAAGGACTGGGTCGCCCGTCTCCAGGTGCCGGAGCACGTCAAGAAACAGCTCCTCGCCGAGCTCCCGTTCGACCGGATGGCGAACACGGCCCGCGCGGGCGTCGCCGCTGCGAAGCCCTTCCGCGGGGGTGAGCTCCGGCAAGTCGCCGAGGCCGAGAGCGACCGCAAGCCCGCGGGCAAGGGCCCAGACGCCTGGGCCGCGAAAGGCGCCGCGATGCTCGGACTCTCCGATGTCTCGAACGACCCCGCCGTCAGACGCCTGCTGATTGAGGCGTCCGACCTCTCACCCGGAAGCCCGAGACTTCAGCGCATCAAGGAACAGATCCAAAAGGGAGTTAGGAAATGAATCTTCCTCCAGTTCTCCGGCAGAGCTACACGGACTCGAACGGCAACCCTCTCGCCGGCGGGAAAATCTACTCGTACGCCGCGGGGACCTCGACGCCTCAGGCGACGTACACGGACTCGGGAGGTGGGACGCCGAACGCCAATCCCCTCGTTCTCGACGCGAACGGCGAGGCCGCGATGTGGCTCGACCCGACGCTGAGCTACAAGTTCGTGCTCAAGAACTCGGCGGACGTCACCCAATGGACGATCGATAACGTCGTCGGGATCATCTCGAATAACTCGGTGGTCACGGCCTCGATCGCCGACGGCGCGGTCACCGCGGCGAAGCTCGCAACGGGCGCCGTCACTGGTGCTGCTGGCGGCGGGAAGCTGGCGGCCTCGGCGATCAATGGGCAGACGGCTGAGACCGTTCCCGCGATCGGCGACGAGCTCATGATCTACGATCTCTCCGCGACGGCGCTCCGGAAGATGACGTTCGGGAACTTCGTCACCCCGATCATCGTTACCAAGGCCTTCGCGGACTCAGGCTACACGGTCGCCGACGACGTCGACGTCGTGCTCTGCAACGCCGCAAGCGGCTCGATGACCATCAACCTCCCTACCGCCGTGGGCCGCAAGAAGCCCGTTCAACTGATCAAGATCGACTCGACCTACACGGGGATCGTCACGATCGACGCGAACGCGACCGAGACGATTAACGGCGCTCTAACCAAGAAGCTCGCGACTCCGTTCGAGTCCCTGCTCCTTGCCTCGGACGGGGCGAACTGGGTCATCCTTGAGCGCCGCATCCCGAGCGAGTGGGTAACGGCTACGATGGCGATAAATCTCTCTTCGAACGTCTCGGCGACCGGCAAGACCCGGCGCGTGGGCGACTGCCTCGAAGTTCAGGTTCTGATCCAGTTCAGTGGAGTGAACACTCAGGCGGCGTCGGTTCAGGTCACGATCCCGCACGGGCTAACGATCGACACGGCGAAGATCATGTCCACCGCCGCGGGCCGCATGATGTTCGGGCAGTGCGACGTCCGCGACGACTCCGCTGGCAACAACCTGATCGGCGGGTCGTGGGCCTACAACTCGTCGACCACGGTGGTCGGGCAGTACCTGCTCACGGGTGCCGCGAGCTCCGCGATGAACGCGCAGACGATCAATCCCTCGGGCAACCTGCCGATGGTCATCGACAACCTCGACCAGATCTACGGCTGGTTCCGCGTACCGATCACGAACTGGGAAGGCTGAGCCAGTAAGAGCATTAACCCAGGAGGGCCTCATGGATTGGACGGTCCTCCTCTTGGAAGCAGTAAGGAGCGCAAGGATGCAACCACACGACGCAGTAACGCTGAGGGACGTCCTTTCCGCTCTAGCCGCGCTCGCAGTGCCGATCGTGACCACCGCGATCGTGTTCATCGCCAAAAGCCTCGGGGAGCTCAACACGAGGGTCGCCGTCATCCTAGAGCGCGTCGACTCCCACGAGAAACGCATTTCCCGACTTGAAGACACCGCCTGACCCGAAAAGGAGAACCCTGACCATGAAGAACTTCCTCATCCTGCTCTCGCTCCTCACCGTCGCCCCGGTGCAGGCGCTTGCTTCCAAGGGCAACCCGGTATCCGAGCCGCAGATTATGCGCGCCGTCTACGACAACGAGAAGAACGCGCTCGACGTCGGGACCTCTGCCACGGTCGTCGAGGTCACGCCGACGCTCGACACGAACGCGTACGCCTCGGGCGATCGCTTGGGTTCGATCATGACGCTGACGGACGCCGCCCGCCTCCTGGGTGGCACGGCGACCCTTCTCGACGTCTCGGTCGTGGATCAGGCGAAGCAGTGCGTGGCCGTCGATATCCTGTTCTTCGACGAGTCGCCGACGGTGGCGAGCGCTGACAACGCGGCGATCGACATCGCCGACGCGCAGATGATCGATAAGTTCCTCGGACGAGTCTCCATTGCCACGACGGACTGGACCAACCTGGCGGGGAACTGCGAGGCGAGCCCGGCGCAGTCAGCGAAGATCATGAAAGCGATCTCGACGTCTAAGAATCTCTACGCGCTCGCGGTCGTCCGCAGCGGGACACCGACGTTCGCCGCTGGGTCGCTCGTCTTCCGCTTCAAGTTCGTCCAGGACTGACCCAGATGAGTCGACTCTACTCCATCGTAGCGATCGGGCTGCTGATCGGCGTCGGGCACGTCGGACGCGCGGGCTTCCTGCCGGGCCAGCGCGTCGCCGTCCTGAAACGGGCCAGCGTCGCGGTGGCGGCGTCGCCCTACGTGGTCTGGGATCAGACCTTCAACATGACCACGGGCGCGAACGGCGGGATCACGGTGACCGCGAACCTAGGCGGCGCGAACACGTTCGCGTACTCGACGACGAACACCTGCGCGGTGAGCGAGGCCTGCAGCGTGCGCGGGACGATCGTCTCGGGGCAGGCGTTCATCGGGCTCACGGAGAGCAGCGCCACCCACGATCAGACGGGGATCCGCTACGCGCTCTACTCGCACGGCTCGGGGACGCTGTTCGTCTTCGAGAACGGAAGCCCGAACTACAGCTTCGGCGGCTGGAGCATCGGCGACGTCTTCGAGGTGCGGAGCAACGGCACGACCGTCTCCTACTACCACAACGGCGTGCATCAGGGGGACTCGGCGATCAGCGCCGCGGGCTTGACCCTCTTCCCGGCAGCGTCGGGGAACGACGTCGGGCACGGCTTCAGCGTGGGCGAGTTCTCGAAGCCCTAACCAAGTCTGCAAGCGCAGAAGAACGGAGAACCAAGGAATGGAAAAAGCATACGACGTAAAGGCCCTGGTGGATCGCCTGAAGGGGCGCGGGCTCGATCTCGCCGAAGAGGCGGGGAAGATCGTCATCGAGGAGGCGTTCGGCTGGGTAGAGGAGAGCGCGAAGCTCTCGAAGACCCCGTTCGATGACATGGCCCTGATCGTGCTCCCGCAGCTTAAGGCGCTCGCCCTCGCCGCCGTCGACAAGGTCGATGGCTCTGTCGGGTAGGTAGAGCATGCCGGTGCTGGTGACCCTTCTTAGGACCGGAGCCCTTCGCCTCGCCAAGATGGCTTGGCGGTGGGTTCTCCTGCCCTGGCTCCTTCGGAGGGTCACCGCACTTGTCATCCGTTGGCGCGACCGGGGGAAGGCGTGACGACCTCGGCGAACCCGACGCTGACCACGATCGAGGACTTGGTTCAGGGCCACGTCTGGAACCCCCTGGTGGATCTCGCGCTCCAGAGCCTTTACACGGCCGTCCCGTGGCTGAGGTTTCCGGTGCTCAAGCTTTTGATCGACTTCGTCGCGCACCGCTACTCGGCGAAACTCTTCGCCCTCCTTCGGCTCCAGGTCGACCTGACGGCGATCGTGTTCCTCAACAAGCGCGACCAGCGCGAGTTCACGACGACCGTGCTTCGTCTCCGCGCGCTCGCCCCACCTCCTGGCCAGCCCGAGTCACCCGAGTACCGAAAGGAGATCGAGCATGCGAAAGCTGCCTTCAGCCGCTTTGTTTCTTTTGCTGGGAACTAGCTGCGTAACGATCTCCAACAAAGAGGCGTGCACGATCCCCGTCAGCGTGCTCCACGGAGCGATCTGCGCTGAGACCCTGACGCCCGCCACCCGCGAGGTGTCGAGCGTGGATCACATCGAGTGGCTCGAACCCAAAGACGCGGTCGGCGGCTCGCCGGCTCGGGCTGGCGCCGTCTGCCTCTCCTTTGATCACTACAACGCCATGCAGACCGAGCTGGAGCAAGCGTGTCGCGCGCTCGGGTCGAACTGCAAGAAAGCAGTACCTAAGAAGTGAACACGGGCAGTAAGCGCATCGACTGGAAGAACCCGAAGACGAAGTTGTCCAAGCACTTCACCGTGAAGGAGGCCATCTGGCTCCCGGCGTGGGGACGGCTCGCGAACGACGCGGACGGGCTCGGGGAAGATGCCAAAGCGGCGCTGATTGGGATGTTCTGGGTGATGGATAAGGTCCGCGAGTTCGTCGGGCTCCCCATCGTGGTCCACTGCGCCTTTCGCCCGCAGCTGTACAACAAGCTCGTCGGTGGCGCCGAGAAGTCCGCGCACATGGCTCGGATGGAGCACGGGCGGCTGATCGCGGCGGTCGACTTCCACGCGAAGGGTGAGCCGCCGAATGAGACGCGCATCCTGCTCCTACCGAAGTTGAACGAACTCGACGTCAGGATGGAAGACCTCCCGGGGTCGAATTGGGTTCACGTCGACACCCAGAGGCCGGGGAGCACCCGATACTTTCGCCCGTGATCTGACAACTGAAGTAACCCGACGAGGGGAGGACTCCGCATGGACGCGGACCCGAAGCACCGGATTGTATCTGATATCAAGCGGGTCGCGCAGGAGCTCGGGCACGTCCCCACCCGGGAAGAGTACCGCGCGCACGGGCGAGAATCCGACCGTTCGATCCGCGGCGCGTTCGGTGGCTTCGCCGTTGCCCTACAAGGCGCTGGGCTCGAACCGAAGCAACCCCCTAAGAAGTACAAGATCACCGCCGAGGACCTCTTCGGCGAGGATGTCCGCGAGGCCGTCGCGAGACCACGCCAGGACCTCATAGGAATCGCTCCGCTGGCCCTTCCTGACGACTTCGCCCGCACGGTGGTCTTCGGGGACACTCACTTCCCGTTCGTCAACCAGAGGGCACTGGGACGCGCGCTAGAGTTCGTCGGCGACACCAAGCCGAGCCGTGCCGTCCAAATAGGCGACCTATATGATCTCTACGCGCAGACCAAGTTCGCCCGTTCGCTGAACCTCTACAATCCCTTCGAGGAGATCCGACTCGGGCGCGAGATGGCGCTGAAGTTCTGGGCCGACGTCCAAAGGCTGTCCCCGGGTATCGAGTGCCACCAGATCAAGGGGAACCACGACGTTCGCCCCCTGAAGCGGATTCGGGAGGCGTGCCCCGAGGCCGAGCCCTTCTTCAACATCGACCCCTGGTTCGAGTTCCCCGAGGTCGCGACGATCCACGACCCCCGCCAGGAACTCATTCTGCAAGGCGTCTGCTTTCAGCACGGGCATTACGGGAAGCTCGGCGACCACCTCGCGTACAACCTCATGAACACGGTCCACGGGCACACCCACCGCGCGGGACTCCACTATCGCCAGGTCCGGGGCGTTTCCCTATTCGAGATGGACGTCGGATACCTCGGCGACGAGGACTCGAAGGTCATGGGCTACACGTCCCAGCGGATGACCAAAAGCACGCTGGCGCTCGGGGAGATCGACCGTCACGGCCCGCGCTTGGTGATGCTGTGATCGTCCTCTGGCTGGCGCTCCTGCTCCCGGTGGCCCAGTCTGCGTCACCGTCACCCGAGCTCGTCGCGGCAGTCCGAAACGCGGAATGTGCGGTCGGGTGCAGGCGCGGAGGATGGGACGACGGGTGGCACGTCAACGGCCTCTGCGGCTGCGTCGACTGGGTGAAGTACGACCAGGTCACCGGGAAGCGCCCGACCCTCCCGGTGCCGCTCCCGTCCGCGCGGCCGGAGCCGTCGTCGTCCTCGACGACCTATCAGTATCTCGGCCTCCAGGGACTCCCCTGATGGACTTCGCCGAGCTCGAACCCTCGGAGTTCTCCCCCGCCTGCTGCCCCTTGGAGCCTCACTGGGAGTCGAAGGCTCGACGCAGGGTCAGTGGCGCGTCATCTCGACGGGCAGGCCATCGAGCGCGCGGTCCGCTGCGTGCGCGAGCTCCGCGATCATCCCCTCAAAGCGGTCGGGGTTTTGGAGGAGAAGGAGGAGCGTCAGCCGGGTCCACTCCTGCCACTGGATCTCTTCGTAATTCGGTCCGGTAGTGTCCATAGCCATGCGGCGTGCTATTTGCGTGCCGATCCGTGTCGAGAACGAGAGAGTCGACCCTCCGAAGCGCGTCGATCCGTCGGATGAGGTCCTCGGTCGCGGGACAGGGGTAAAGGCCCCATTTCTTGATCCATGCCTCGACGAGCTCGCGGGCGTTCATCTCTTCATCCTCGGTTTAAGAACCTTCGGCTCCGGCCCGGAGTAGGGCTTCTGGTCGAACTCGGGCGGGAGGTCGAACTCCGGCCAGTTAGGGACTGGGCCGCCGTAGAACTCGCCGAGCGCGGCTTTCGCTGCCTCATCGCTCGGGTAGGGCTCCGGCGCGAACGCGGGCTTCTTGTCGCTGCACTTAACCAGATACGCGCGATAGCCCATTACCAATCCCTCTTCTCAAACGCGCGGTCGATGGCTGATTCCACGGTCCGCTCGGGCTCCGTGCTCGTCTCTGTACGCGAGCACTCGTGGTAATGGCCCGCTGGAATCGTGTCGCCGCAGCTGCCGCAAGTGTAGGTCCACGCGTAGGGCATGTACGGGTTCTCCATGCGCGTGCCTGGCGGGGCGCAGCCGATATCGTCACGTCCCATAGCGGTCATCAACCCCATACTGGAACGCCGAGATACCGAAGCGTTCTGCGACGGAGCGCGCCCGTCGCTCGCCGGAAACGCAGAGCCGGCCGGGGACGGGCGCCGTGGTGACAGCCCACGCCTCCGTGCCCGCACGGTGGTTATCGCGCCACCACTTCAGCCGGTCCGACTCGCCCATGTCCTTCTGCCACGATTCAAAGAGGTATACGTCGCCCGGTGCGGTCGCGCTCCACGGGCAATCGGCCGGCGCCCACGCATTCATCACAGGAGTGAGCCCGAGCGAGTGGCACATCCCGAGTGCCGCCGCCTGGCGCACGTTCATCTCGCCGTCATCGTTCCAGTAGTCATAGCCAAACTCATCAAGCAGAACGCCCTCCGCGCCTAACTGCTCCCACTCCTCGATGGCCGTGAGCATTCGCGCAGTGGAGAGCGGCCCGCGCTTATCCTCGGCGTAGCGCCTATCTCCGACGCTCACGTAGCCGAACACCTTGCGTTTGCTCGCCATGACGGCAGCGGTCTTGTAGGCCCAGTGGTTGTACTGCTCGACGCCCTCGCCGAGCACGAGCACGTCGGCAGCCGGCGCCGTCGCAGGGTCGCCGTACCAAATGGCGAGGGACTTCATTCGTTGCCTCGCAGAATTCCAATTGCGTGGTCGTACTCGTTATCAAGAAACACTTCGATAGCCCGTTCTATGCCGGCTCGGTAGCCCGCCTCTTTGGCTAGGGCCAGCGCGCGGATGTTCTCTTCTGTCATTGTCAGAAGTAGCCAACGAATTTTTCCTCGCACATTCTCGTCGTCCGTCACCTGGTCAAGCTGCTCCTCAACGGCAAAGTCGAACGACTCAACGCTGCCAATCACCTGCTTGCTCATTTGCTCTCCCCTTCGCTCGTTTCCAACTCATCCAGCCGAGCCAGCGCTCGGGCGACGCCCTGAAGCGGGTGCTCGGGCGGCAGCCTGTCCACGGCGCACCACTTGTCGATGCCGCGCGCAGCCTCCGCGACGAGTTCCAGGGCCGCCTCTCGTTTGCGTCTCACGCTGTCGCAATCCTCACAGACCTTCCTGAAGTCAACGCCGTGCTCGCACCACTCGACACTCATTTGCGCCGTCCCTTCGCCGCCTTCGCTGGGTCCGAATACCAGATGGCGAGGGACTTCATAGGCGCCCCAGCAGGCCATCATAGAACCCGCCCCAGTACTGAATGGACAAACCAACAGCCGCGCCGAGGAGCGCGAGCAGGACGTTGTGATTGCCGGTCTTGGGCTTCCCATGCTGCTCAAGCTGGACGCCAAGTCCGATGGCCACGAGCCCGAGATAAATCAACTGCGGCAGTATCGACTTCATTTTAGTCCTTTCGGATTACTTTTTAGTCCATGCTCCAACTCATCCAGCCGAGCCAGCGCCTCGTTCACGGCATACGGGAGCTCTGCTGG